TCTCAAGAGAATTTGCCCGCTCATACTCAAAAGCCTTTGCCAGTCAGCTCAGTGTACTTCTTAGCGATCGGCTCTGCGTAGCGGATAAACTCTGTACGCATGTCGGATGTCCAAGCTTCAGGCTTAGATCGGTTCAGGAACCACTGACTGACCTTGATCAGCGGAAAGAAGAACGGTTTGCGTTCGCTTGGTACGGATGTCGTGATCGGATCGGGTAGCATCTCTGTCCACAACATGATCTGACGCAAGGCGGCTGGGTCACCGTCTTGCAGTTTCTTCTGATGTGCCGCTACACGTTCTAACCGTTTGCCTTGCTCATCAGTTAAATCAACCGACTCTAGCAACGCAGACACGTTCTCACCTTTAGCTCTTGCGTTAGATATGATGGCACCGGCCTGTGCTGCCAAGCCAATCACCTCACCCATCTGCTCAAGCGTTTCGGTACGCCTCTTGTTTAGCTTCTTGATTACTTCTTTGAGTTCTTGCATCTGTCCCTGCCTTTCAATAGTGCGGCGTTGTTAAACTTAGGAATCTGACGACGCCGCTTGTCGTGGTGCTTCCTTGCTCTGAGGTCGTATGCCTCACGAGCCTTTTGGCTTTTCTGTGCTCTGACAGGCAAGCCAAGGCGATCAGTTAAACTGAGCACCCGCTTGCTAAAAGCCTGCTTGGTAATCTTGTGCTCGCTTGCGAGCTGGGTCATGGACTTGGTCGATCTGTTAAGCACGACCGCAAGCACGGACTGCTCCAACGTGTCGGCCATGTTCCGAACCGCTGGATGGTCTGGCGCCTTAGTTATCAGGTAATGAAACACCTGAGTGGTCAAAGCCACTGACGACGTTGTAACAGTCAGACCAAGCTCACAGAACGCCTCATGGACTAGATCCGCTATGCCATCGATCCGGGTGGATATGTGGGCTGAACCGCATGGGATGCGTTCTAACGCTTGCTGATCTATCATATTAGATTAACCCCCTTATTGCAGTCGTTAGTGCAGTAATGGAAACGGCCGTCTGCATTAGTGCAATAATAGGCCCTAAAGGGCCTTTATTACTGCACCTACATGCTCCGCAATACTGCACTAGTGCAGTAATAGTTATTGCACTAACTCTAGAATGGCTCATTTGTCACCTTTTTGCTGAATAAGCCATCGCTGGCTTCTTCGATCAAACCGTCAGCTTTGGCCCGCTTTACGCGTTCCTTTGCTTGCCGTTCCTGTAGCCCGGTGGCCTGCTGTACGAATGTAACAACTTGGGTGTACTTTGCCCCTTCAGGTAGCTTTGCCCAATCAATCGACGTTGCCCTGCGGCCTACTGACTTTTCGGGCGCTCCCACCTCAATCCACGCCATGCCCTTGTCTGCATGCTTTAGATGGACTAGCGGCTGCGTCTTACTGGCAATTAAATCGCTCGCAGTTACGCCAGAACGTAGCCCAGACCGCTTTCCGCGCTTGGTCACCTCTAGCTTATATGTGTACGTGCCTTGCTCATCCTGACCGCAAGGCGACAGCATTAAAACGGCTCTTGCCCAATTCGTCAGCTCGCTCGATCCAAATCCGCTGTACGCCTTGTCGTGCCCTTGGTAACCGCTGCCGTCCCGTGTTGGCTTTGGCGTGTGGTGCATAAGCATCCAAGCAAATCCGCCAGATAGGGCGAGCGGGTTAAGCAAATTACGCAAAAAGCCACCGGCAGTCTCTTGGCTGGATAAGTCGCCACCGATAAACGCCAGCAACGGATCTACCCAGGCTAAATCCGGTTTATGCTTATCACCTAGGCGACGCATCCTATCGACGAACCGCTCACCCGTGGACGTGCAGTCACGCACGATCACAATGTTCTGCTTAACACGATCCAGCTCCTCTGCGGTCAAATCCAGTGCCTTTAGAATGCCCTGCAACGCCTCCGCCACGTCGCCTTCGTCGTTCTCTGCTTGGACTATCAGCGACTTCAACGGCTTGCCATGTGGGCTAATGCCAAACAGATCGCGCCCGGCCGCCCAGGTGATTGCGGCCTGTAAGCACAGCACGCTCTTACCAAGGCCACTGCTTCCCACCCACAACGCTGAACCGCCACGGCAAATCCACCGCTTGCCAAGCAGTTGCGTTATGTCTGCATCCTCCTTGAAATTGACTAACTGCTCCCAGCTATACGGCTCAGGAATATCCCCGTAGATCGTGCGCTCCATCCACTCCATGTAAGTCAAAGTAGGTGCGCCGCACTCAACTAACTCCTGCTGCAAGCCTGTGGCAGTACGCATCGCACCGGGCAACCGCGACAACCGGCCTGCGTCCTTATTGGCAGGATCGGGCTTACTGTGCTCTAGGTGCTTGTAAATAAAATCCACTCGTTCAGCGAACTCCTTGGCATTGGCTGCCCTGATCTCTACCCATGCGTGCAGGCTTCGTGATCCACTCTTTATGATGGACGACGTAGGCAGGCCACTGCGTTTAATAATTGCCCACTGTTCAGCCATCGTGCTTTCATCAAACTCGATCAGGCAGTGGCGGTACTTCACGATCGACTCCGCTTTTCGATTCTTTCCGTTGTTAGCGTTAATCGACACATAAACGCCCACTGCATCGCCTTGCCACTCCTTTAACCCGTCGCCCTTAAATAGCTCTAGCCACTCCTCACGGCTTCGCGTCTCGCCTGCACCATCCGGCCGCTCGCGGTCTCCGTCTTTAATCGATCGGCAAATATTAATATAATCGCCCACGTCGAAACAGGTAGTCAGAAACTTATCTACCGGCCCGCTCTCCACGCTGATCGGCATTGGCGGCACTGGCAGATCCTGCCGAACGATCGCCCCATTCTGATAGGCATACTTGGCCTTTGGCTTCCATGCCTCCCTGGCTGGCTTGCTGAACGCGGATCTAACCGCACTGACGGCCTCGTTCTGCGACAGCCCTACTTTAAACGCCCATTCTTCTGCGTTAGTCGTTGCGTCGAACTCCGTCAGCCCTTGGTCGCGCCACTGGCAGGCCAGCTTAAATAGTTGCGTGTTACGCTCGCCTTCAGCGGCTCCGTTGCGATGGATGGCTTCGATTGCGGGCGGTAGTGGTGCGATCATTTTTTAGCAAATCCTTTCAATGCCTTGACGATGACGTACTCAATCACTGCCTCTTGATCTTTCTTCAACTGCTTCAGCCCAAATGCGTGCAACGCCTTTGCCGTCTTAGCGTCATAGGTTACGTCGACTAGAACCTGCTTCGGTGCAGGCCGTGCTTTGCCAAAAGTAATTTTACCTAGATCATTCATTTGCTCTCCTTCGTTTTCTTCTCCTCAACGGCTTTCGCCTTAAATCCCTCGGCCTGCTTCAGCATTTCCGTGGCCATAAGAACGGCCAGATCCAGCCGGGTGCGTACTGCATCATACTGCTTTTTCAGCAAATTCTTCTTCGCACGCTCGAGCACGGCGAGATGCCAGGTGAGGCGCTTTACGGACATGAGGGAATTACTCCAAAAAAAATCAGCTCAACTGGGCAAAAGTAAAATTCTTGCGACACAGAATCGTATCTGCCGTCTTTTCGTACATCAGAAGTCCACTTCGGAAATGTGTTGTTAGACACAAACGCAAAGTGGCTGGCTTTATTGTTAAGAAGAAAATAGCCGTATGGCTTGGGATTAGCCATATCCCACGAGTGCTTCGCACACACAATAAATTTGTCCCTATATGGCCAATCAGACTTATTTGTGAAGTCACAGCCAAGCATTTTGACTTCAATGCGTTGCTTAATATAAAGATCTCCATTGTCTGCATGCTTTCGCCAATCTGCTCTTTTTTCAGCTCGTGATGTCGGAGGTATTGTTACCTCATGTCCTCTTTGAATAAGGTATTTTGCAATAATGTGCCTAGCCGCATCACTATCTGACAAATGAGTCAGAAACTTCTGATGATTTAGATCAACACTCACCACTGCCCCATTCCCCACCTTTGACGATTGGCACGGGCCTCTCGCACACAGTCGGCGTACTGCTCCGGCGTGTAAGTGCCGATGACGCGGGCGGAGAACATGGCCAGAAGATCGGCTAGGCTCACAGAACCGCCTTCGGCAACGGCCCTGCCAGTTTGTAGTGGTACTTGTTGCGATCGTATTCGAGCGGATAGCCAAAGAAGTCACGCAGCAGATCGATGTCCCGCTGGATGGTCTTGTAGCTACATTCGAGCTTAACGCCCAGCTTAGCACAGCTAGGCAGCGTCAGATCCCGGCGCAACATTCCGGCGATCACGCCAAGGCGGCGGAACGTCGGCCGTGTGTCGCCAAGGCCAGCAGCCCGATTTCGTCTAGATGCAAACGTGGCGGCTCTGGTGCTCATATTGATTTGAGCCATTTCTTGAAAACGCGTCTATTTTCAAATTGACGTATATATGAGTTAACTCCGGGATGGTAAGTCCAGAACCATTCAATAAGTCCATAATGCTCGTCAGGCTGCGCGGCTTTTTCGTAATTATGGCATAAAAATAAAACCCTTTTATCCAAGCAAATCCAAGCCTCTGGATGGTCTATACAACAAAATCCATGTGGGAATAGGGTTATTGATTTTCTTGTAGGATGTACCTGAAAACTAAGTGCGGTAATTGCTCTGTTTTGCTGAATAAAAGCGTTAGGGCGTGGAAGACTCCAATTATTTACAAAATTCATACTCACTTCATCACCTCCACCATCGCCACCTTCGGCAACCGCATCGCGTTGAACTGCTTTTCGCTCGCAGCAAACACGTCCACCACAGGCAACTTTCCTCCGCTCGCCTTTTTGCTTTTTACAGCAGTGCCTGTATCCACTGCCACCCACTCCCGTTTGCCGCCCATCACGCGGATCTTTGACCACAGCGGAATGATGTCTGGATCGACGGCGCAGTGACGGCCAGCCCTTAACTTGGTGCCAGTGCTGGATTGATAGCGACTGCTCCACTCGTCCTCGCCCGGCCAGTAGCCAGTAATACGAACTTTGATTTTCTTAACGTCGATCTTTTTGGCAATCGGGCGCAAATCGATCAGGGCGTTACTTAGCTTTGTCGTTGTAAGGCCAAGCAAGGCGAGGATTGAAAGCAGGGTTCTCATAGCCCGCTCCTGATGCGATCGATCAGATCGTTTTCTCGTCCTTCAGCAGCCGCCAGCGCGGCCTTCGCCTCCGCCAGCTCACGGGCCAACGAGCGCACGCGGTTCAGTAACTGCTCTTGGGTGGATTGTTCGGGCAGGATCTCAATCACAGCGCACCTCCCGCGGGTCGTACTTCTTTAGCCAGCGCCACACCTTGCAAATGGACGTGAACGCCTCGAACGCCTGGGCAACTTGCTCGGCGGTGTAGCGAATGTCCTGCAACTGGCCGGTGACTGGATCGATCAGGATGTTGCGGCATGCCATGCCCTCGTCCGTGAAAGCGTACGCATAGGCACTGAGCTGAAGCAGATCAGTTTCGTAGCCCGATGCTTTTGAGACGCCCTTTGCGTCTTTCTTAAATTTGCGTGTTTTAAAATCGACCACCTCGATCTTGCCGTGGATGTCGGCGATTAGATCCACTCGCCCGGCGTAGCCTTCAGCCTCATTGACTAGGACTGACTCGCTGGCGTGAACTTTAGTGACGCAACACGAATGCCATTCCTTCAGGCCTGCATAATGCTCCTCGTATCCTTTCACAAGCTCACCTGGCTCTTGCTGATTGATTATCATTTCAGCCAGGGAATGAATGTGAGTCCCGCGGGCAGCAGCGGCCTCGACTTCCTTTCTGCTGTCTAATACGACTCGCTTGGCAAAATCGGCCAACGATTCACCATCGTTGCGAGGGAGCGAAAGGGCCGCAGCAATCGCCTGCTCCTCCTTCCAATTCATCAGCCCCTGCTTGCTGGGGCCAGCCGCTCCGAGGATGGTGGTCACCGATGGATAAGCCCCCACCTTGCGGGCGGATCGCAGATCACCGTGGCACGACTCACCCGACGCTAGGTAATAGTGCGACGACTCCGTCTTTGCCGTTGCAATAAGCGCAGCCATTATTGCCAGTCCTTCAGCAATCGCATGGTCATAAGAGCCAGCACGACTGCGGTGGTTGGGAATACGATTTGAACTATCAAAGTTAGGATTTCCATGGGGGTCTTTCTGGCCAAGGCGGGATAGAACCACCTCGGCCAATTTGGTTAGAACGGTACGGGTGTTCCGTCGGCATCTAGCTCGACGACGGCTGGTTTAGGAGCGCCAGGGCGATTGCATTTCCTGACGAAGTCTTTATCGACTTTTACTTTGTTTGCACCCGCGGGCAGGACGGCCTGCACGTTTGCGTATGTAGAGCCATCACGCTCCGCATGTGTCACAAGGATCTGGCACGGCTTACCGATAAGCGTTTCCAGATCCAGATTCTGCGGTGGCGCCTTTTTGGCGTACGACTTCAGATCTTTGAACAAAGCCGCCTTTTCATGCAGGCTCAGTCCGTAACGCCGTCCGATAGTGAACGGCCGCCCGTCCTCCATCTTCTCAGCGATCTGCCAGACCAACCTGATCTGGTGCTTCTTTCCATACTGCGTTTCCACCACGCCGAGATCCTCAACGTCGCAGAACACTGCGTCGTGATTCCCTTCCGGGGCTGGCGTATATGTGCCCCCTCTTGATGCTACGATTGGCATATTAGGATTTCCTTTCTTGGTTTCTTTGTTTTTGTTTCTTGGATTTGCAACGACTACTCGTCGTCGCAAAAATCGTTATTTCGGTGCGGTTGGTTAAGGTCTTGGAACTCGCGGTCGGCCAAGTGCCAAGCGATCTCATGTTTGCGGGCCAAGTCTTTCGCTTGCGCTAGGTCGCCACGATTGACTGCCTTCACAACCCGCTCGGCTGAATTGCGGCAGGCCATCACTTCGATGTTTTCGATTAAGCGGAATTTCGTTAGGTCGGTCATAATCAGCCCCGGCGGTTGTTGCCGTAGTAATCGCAAAAGCGCTGATGCTCATATTCAGAGTCAGCCCTCTCCCGCTCATAGACGTCGTACTCGTAGTCCGGCTTTTCGTTGTTAATAGGTGTATCGTTGGTTGGTTCGCTCATTTTTTCTCCTTCATCGAAAGGCGGAATGACTTGGCAGTCATCGCTACTGCCTCAGCAGTCAGGCACTTGGTTGTGAAACGCCAGATGCGCCAGCCCAAGTCGGCGGCTGCCCGGTACTTCTCACAATCTTTCACCATCCCCATCCCTCGCCCGTGACGGCCGCCGTACGGTAGGAACGCACCGCCGTCCAGCTCGATCGCACAGCGGGCAGATTTGCAGGCAAAATCGAAACGCCATTTACGTGTCGGGTGAAACGTGTGCTCGGCCACTAGCTCCGGGCCGCCAGCCACAGTCCAAAGCACGATAAATTTTTTTGCTAGTGCGCTCACGATTGCGCCCTCTTCAGTAGGCTTGCGACCACCTCTTGAATGCCGTCTAGGTCATTACGCAGCTTGCGGT